ATATCTATGGTTCCGTCTGAGTTGACGTTAGTACGCAGCTCAAAACGAGGGGATTCGTACCATGTCCATGCGTCAGGGTTTACGACAACCATTGAGAAGTCGCCAGCTGATGTTGTTGGTCCAGCGTTTCCGATTGAACGTGAAACAAATAGATTTAGACCCGGTGAAACTACGCCGCGAAGTGAATCGCCGCGAACGTTTCCAGCTGCGTTTGATGGCTGAGCTGCGTTGTATAGCGGAGCGCCATTATCGTTATAACCCATGATATTGGTCCATTGTCCCGGGCTCACTACCAAGTTACGTGCGAAACCAAGTGATGATGTGTAAACAGCACCAGCAGCTTGAGATGTGTAACCTAAGAATCCAGTAGCTGTATTAGCGTTAACGCCTGTCTGTTGACCAGCTGCTGCGATAGTTCCGACAGCAAACTCATCTGTGACCTTAGCGTACGCGAACTCAAGATTTTGAAGGAGCGCGGTGAGATAGCTGGGATCCGACCGGTCGATCAATTCGATTGTTGAGATTGCGCGACCCTTAAATGAGTTAACTGGTACTGAGATATAAGTTGCGCTTAGATTTGATTCTGTAATCGCAGCATTTTCAGCGATGTTTGCGACAGTTGGTACAGCTGTGACCTTAGGCAATTCAAAAGTCATACCAGTAGCTGATAATGCTTCGCGTGATAGTGCGTCGATCATGCCACGATCAGCATTAGCTAACGCGTTGATAACTGTGCGGCTCTGAGGGGTCGGCACCATGCCTGGAGCAGTGGAAGTCGAATTATCGGCGGCTTTCACGTATTGGCGAGCGTCCTCATCATGTAGAACTGACGCTTTGAGTGAATACTGTAAATAAGAAACCTTATCGACAATAGGTGAACGTGGCGCGGTGTACGCCATTGGAACGTGCTTTGACGCTTCTACCGATGTCTCGGCAGGAGCGGTTTCGGTAGTGTCTGACACTTCGTCTCCTTCTGTTGTTGGATTTGTTTCTTCTGTTTCCTCATCTAAGGGATCAGAATTTTCATCAGTTGCTTTCATTTCCTCTTTTTCCTCGTCGTCGTCCTCGTCGTCGCTGCCGTCTTGACTTGCAGCTACGGAACTGACTCTCGCGCTGTCGATGGCTGGCTCTGAAACCAAACTGACTTCATCAAGCGATCCTTTAGATACTGTCAAGACTCCGTCCACAAAATCGTGATCGCTTACGCGAACGCCCACACTAAATCCATCACGCAAACCGAGTGCGGCTTCTAGTAAACTGTCTGAGCCCGACGTTGTTGGCGCGATGGAAAATACAGCGTCTAGTCCGACAGGATTTCCGCTTGGATCGTAAGCTTGACTCATACTTAAAGTTCGCCCTATCGGTCTAGTTTTGTCATGTTCAAGCAATAATTTTACGTTCTTTGTTGCAATAGAATCAGGTTTGAACGTTGTAAGTCCGGCGGAAGTTGATCCAGTTTCGTTCCATGTAACAATTCGCCCAGTAATTGTGCGAGATTCGGTATCGGCTGACGTAATTGTTAACGGCATAGTTAGTTTCATTTGATCATTTCCTCAGCTTGTCGGATTTCCTCGACGCTGATTGCGCCGATTTCAAATAATGTTTTGTAAATTGCTACTCGTTCCGCTTCACTTCCACGCAAATAATCCTCAAGTCTAAAATTGACTGTCTGTGATGATGGAATAAAGTCCGGCATACTTAAACGCGTAGCGATTGAAGTCATGATCGGAATTAGCGAGAAATCTAAAAGAGTTTTACGAGTTACGTTCGCGTTAGAGTAAGTCATGCTCGATCCAGTTTCGGCGTCAACGTAGAAAGCCGGAATTCCGATCGCCCTCGCCAATTCGGTCGCTATGTACGAACGCGCTGCAGCGAGCTGTAATTTCTCAGGATCGAAGCCGACAGTTTGTAACTCGACGTCCGCATTAAGAAACGCGGTCGATCGATTACGTCGAGCGACGCCCCATGACTCAAGTAATTTAGCAATTCGATCAGCTGGTAACGCTGTTCCATTAGATTTTAATACCATTGACGGGACAGGTTCGCGAGCATAGTTCGCAGCTGCTCGCTCAAGTTCCGCACCGGTACGAATTGTCCGACCAGCGCGATTTAATAATCCTTCGTCGTTGCCGTAGAAAACAATTATCGAGCCCACACCCGATTCAGGAATTTGTTTTCCGTCGATGGTGTAATAAAGAACTTCGGTTCCGTTATTGTTTAAGAAAACGCCGACGCGAGTAGGGACAATTCGTTGAACGGAACGAATTCTCATCGTGTCGGCAAAGAGTTCGGTTATTTGCCAATAGGCATAACCATAAAATAATAAATCCTCAGCTGTCCAAACATAAGTCGCGCTACCCGGAACGCGTGGATCGGGATCACGAATTACGCGGGGCGCTGGCACTTCGAGCCCTGTCGTATTGTCCCGGAGTTGTAATCCGACTGAAGCAATAGAGGAGCAAATAATTCCTCTTGCGCGCGCGATCGTCGGCACGCTCATCGCTTCCTCGCGCGTAGCCTGAGTAGCGCCACCATTAAAGGTATAGATCGAGTCAAGCGCGAATACAGGAGAAAGAGAAGCTTCGATGTCGCTATTTTGGAGCGGCGTTACAGCTTCCACCTTTGACGCAAATAGATCACGAATACCCATGCGCCAATTCTGTCAGCCGTATAGCACTAACCCGTCATAATATCGAAGTCCATCTCTGGGCGTGTCGCGAAGTGTGTTACTAACGCCGTCGCTACCGCCGCGCATACTGGAGCTTGTCCTCGACGTCCAATTACCCAGCCAGCGTCGCCGCGTTGAAATTTAACCGCTGAAAGTATTTGAGCCGTTAACTCGCCTTGATTTCGGTGCTTAAGTCGCCCAGAGTTGATCGCTCCGAGCAATTCATCGCAGCTTTGAGGGTATGACGAATCCATGTCGAATATAGGGATACCAGCTGGACGTAATCGAGTGGCGATTGAGCCCGCGGCTTTGTGAGAATAGAGAACGTACTGAACTGGATACTTTCGGCAATAGGGCGCAATATCATTAGCGATTGCTCGATCGTCTAGGTGTAAATCGTTAGACCATGTATGTAGCAGCTTTACAATGAAATTCTCATCGCCTAACTTTTGGGCAATTACAAGAGCTGCCTGTTTTCTGTCCGGTGTTACGTCGATGGCAAGCCATGAAAGTTTTTCGGTATCTATGTCCATTTTTGAATCGGCACAGTCTTTCCACTTCTCAGCGTCAACGACTCCGGTAATTGTCTGTACCCAGCGGCACATTACCTCGGTCATTACGATAGTTGGATCGTCATTGAGAACGGACTTGATGTTTCCGATGTTAATAGTGTGACCGAGTGCTGGATTGCTGTACGTCGCATTTTCCAGCGAGATAACGTCGGTCGGAGCGCTCCACTCGAAATAGCCGATCTCGGGATCGTCAGCTCCAGCGATCGCAGCCATGGCTCTTTCGCGAATTTGGTTGAGAATTAAGGAATCAGATTCTCCAGCGTTCGTATAGGCGGCGACCATTGGATTTTTAGACGCCATAAGGGTATAGCGAAGCGAAGCATAAGTTTCTAAGTCCTTCATCATGCGAAATTCGTCGAGATGAATAGTTTCTGGAGCTGAGATACCGCGAGCAGCTGAGCCAGCCGCGCGAATCATAAATCGAGCGCCCTTTTTGGTTTCGATTTCTTCTTCTCCATGACGACGGCGAATCCGCTTAACTTGCTTGCTGAGAAAATCGCTACCCTCAATTAGATTTTCCAAATGTCTAAACTGTTCGAACGAAGTGGAAAGTCTGTGAGCTGAGCCAATTTGAATAGGTTCGTCCCAGAGAAAGAGCCCAGCAAGGATTCGGATATTCATTAAAAATGATTTTCCGTTTTGACGTGCGACAGTCGTACAGGTAATAGGCGTAGCCCAGCGCCCATTAGGTAACGTTTTGTGACCATGTTCAAGCACGAATTTCTGCCATGGCATTAGTTCTTTCTTAAGATCAGCCGCTAAATCTATGACTTCGAAGCCCCTAGATGGTAAATCATTAAGCGGCGTGTGGATTCTGGGCGTCGGTGAGCCAAATAGGTCAGCTGATTCCGGATCAAAAACCGATACGAGCCGATCTGAGCCTATCTTGTCAGGTTGTTGACCAATTATGACCAGATCGCCTTTAGTCATGACTTACGCTCTCGTTTAAGGGAGATATACGACCA